GTCAATTTCCACGATGGCTCAGTTTTATGGCATACGTTTCGGTAATACCTTAAACTGTCCAACACAGTATCGAGAGTCCGTTAGTTATACTTATGCCAAATATTGTGATGATCTATCTTGCTTGGAGACAAAGTTACCTTGGCGTCCTTTGCGGAATACGAGGACAAATGTAGTAGTTGCGGTTCAATTATTCCGTCCATTACAAGGTACGATAAGTTCGGCTTATATCAATGAATGGCCATCGGAATATGAGTCATGGGTTACATGGATTAAGGATAGGTTAGCGTGTTTGCGGGACATTTTACTGCAACGATTTAATATGATTGATTATTATGATGCTCTTGTTAATCCAATAGTAGCTAATCTTATATGTGGATTGTATTTACATTCTGAGCCCATTGGTGAAATAATTGAGTCTTTATTCTTGCGTCAAACAGTTTATCAGGATTTACGTGATATGTCAGTGAATGTGCCTGGTTTTCTAACATACCATAGTGACAGTGTTGAGCTGAATGCAGGTAGGAAGTATTATCGTTTTAACTCATATGTGTATGATGATTTTGATCCCTGTCTGTTCACTAAAGATTGTAGTAATTATGGGAGAGTGTTCTTTTATCGTAATGATAATGACTTAATGTCTTCAAATATTGATGCTTTGGCCAATGGTGTGGTGTTATGTCATTATGATCGACCCAGCTACGGTTCACATGCTATTATTCCGAATGTTGGTAATGGGGTTCCTTTTTGTGGAATAGTGATGGATAGTGTAGTCGGGGTAATGTTTGAAGCTGTGTGTGAACAATTACGTAACAATCAGCTTGCTTCGCTAAGTCAACAATTTTCACGATTGGATGAATGCTATGGTTTCATCAGGGCACGGATGTTCGAGAGTGCGCGTGATAATGTGTTCATTCGTTTACAACAGTTGGGTGTACTTGCTACAAATGGCTTTCAGTTAGCGACACGTTTGGATAGATATCCGACAAATAAGACGATCGCTGAATTATATCAACATTTAATGTTTGGTAGTGGGGATGATTTTGACGTTGTGGTTAGACCTCGTGTTGTGTATGTATTTCAAGATGGGCCGTGTGTTCTTGATGGTTTAAATGATCATTATGTGCGTACTACGCGTCGATTAGGATTTAATCATGGTGCGATTACGATTACTGATCCGGTTGATGGCCCTATTCGTGTTGGCATCCAGTATAAACATGAATTGGTGTCTAAGTGTGATGCTTTAAGTGCTATGGCTGAGGTGTCGTCTTCTGCAATCCCAATTGTATTCAATGACTTTTGGGTCGGTGAACCCTTTACTTTTAGTTATGTTTTCTCCTTCTTGGATTTGGCACGTGACTTGCATGACATACCGAATATACCTCATGAATATTTTTCGTTGGAACATCAATATGCGCGTGATGTATTTAGTAAGTATCGTGGATTGATTGACCGATCTTATTACAAGGACAAAGCTATTTTGCGTCATGTGTATTCAATTAAGGATCCTAATGATGTGTTATTTATGCACGATCATATGAATGTGGCTTATTTTGGCGCATCTGGGACTCATCCTGCTCGTGAACCTACTATTCTTCGAGAGTGGCGAGATGGCAAGCTGGATGGTGTGTCACCACCAATTAAAGTGACCCAGTTTGGTTATGATGTCACAAAGGGTATGATCATCGATGTTTCTGTGCCTTTTCGTAGCTCAGTATATACTTATATTTATAGTGATATTGATCAAGTTGTTGATGGTGGGGATGATATTGATGCCGCGACACGAGTGCTGTTCCGTTGCTTGGATAACATGTTGGGTCAGTTGTCACATGAGGGGAATATTACATTTAAGGTGAACTTCCCAACAACGGCAGTGTGGCGGCGTTTAGGACAACATTATTTTCCTAGATTTGCTAGTTTTTCTATAGTGAAACCAATGATTGCCAATAATATTGAAATTTATGTGTCGTGTTATGGTTATGAGACACGTCGACCTAGGTGTGACGTGCGTATGGGCGTGCATTTGTTTATGGCGAGTTTGTATCGTCGCTATGCGGTCTTCAATAGAATCACTGATTATTTAATTCCGAGAGGTGCTCTAGAGAGTTCGGCTTCTGGATCTGGAGTGTTTGAAATTAACATTCCGTCACATAGGGTCTCTGCTTCGATTGATTTTATGGAACGAGCGATAGCAGGTATGTATGCGCTTAATTATGGCGGAACGATTCGGATGGCTCATCGAGATTATTATGGTGTGGAGTTATTATCATTAAGTGGGGTGAAGAACGAATTTGCTGAACGTCGTTTGGCAAGATTGGATATGTGTCCTAAAGGAGATTTGCGCGCAATTTTGCATCAGACTAGATTGATTCACTACAAACCAGCCGAATATTTCCATGATGCAGCCACATTATGGATCGCATATACTGCATTTAGTAATTACATGATTTATTCGTTGGGAGTACGTCAGGATACTAACTTAGTGGCTGACATGGGTGCTGGGCCTGAAGCTCGAATTTTATCTTTGATTCCTAGTGATATGCCATGTTTATTATTAGATGTGCGTCCTTTTGCTGAGTCTTTAATAGGTTGGAAGTATGAAACACAATTCATCATTTTTGATTATTTGCATGACCGTTGGGATAATTTGCCACCATTTGATACTGTTATCTGCACATTGAGCTTAGGTGCAGCGTGCGCTAGTGCTCAGATTACGATGATAGAAGGAATTGAGCGTTTTTTAAATTTGTGTGTGCTCCATGGTGTTAAGCATATTCTTTTGCAAATTAACTGTAATTTGGATGGTTCTAGTATGGGTGTACGTAATGAGCTACGAATTGATGATGTGAATCATCAGTATAATTTCTTAAAATATGATAGAGTGGAACCATATACTGATCGAAGACAGGTTGAACATGCCATTGACAAGCTATCCCATTGCGCTTACGCATGGTATACAGCTCCATTGGACTTTGATTGGGTGCATTTCATATGGAAAGGATTAAGTGCTGTATCTACTGTAGGTTTGCAGGGTTGTATAGAACTGTCACGGTACATGCCGTTTGTGGTGATTGATAATCCTAGCACGCGTCTGCGATATAACAATCAACCTGTGGTCGGGCAGACTTTTGAGTTTGATATCCACGGAGTCAATTTTGTTGATGATGTGGTCTGGTGGCATGATGGAGTGGAGGTAGCTAGATACTCCAATGATGTGGTTACAACGTTGGTTGGACCTATTGCATGTACCAGACGGGGGAATGATATCCATGTTGTGTGGGATTTACATATGTCGGGGTTATTTCATTTGACATTGACTGATGACGAATTGCGAGGACGTATAGGGTCGGTATTCGTGGAACCACCAGATCCTGCGATTATTTTTCAACCACCGACGCATTGGGATCAGACAGTTAATGGTACGAAGATGGTCCTAAATATTAATACATGGTATAAATTGGAAGTGTTTGTGTATTCGGGGGATACTCGTCGCGTCGTTAATCCTGATAAGTATGACTTGATTGATGTTGCTGGTACTGGGTATGAGTTTATATGGGTATGTGATAGGAGCGATGCTTTCCATAGATTTGTCGTTCATGATACGCAGTCTGAAGCCATTGGGCAATATGTTCATCTCGAACTTAGTGATTTAACTACCCATCAATGGGATGAAACTCAGGTATCTTTGATTTCACCACCAGATCGGAGGAGGTGGCAGGTGGAAAGTAACGGTGATGTGATTGCCACATTTAATGATGGGCAAATAGATGTGATTCCACCTAATTGGGTGCGGCAAGATATATCCTACAGTGCGTTAGATGAGTTTCCTACTTATATGGCACCTGCTGGACGATACAGGCTGATCCGAACGTAGGCCATTGCTAGTGCGATGTGGATGTCTTCATC